CAGTAGCTTCTTACTTCTTCATCTGTCGGACGTCGATCTATCAGCACTGTTACCTGGTAACGATCACTACCACGAAACGCGAACCCAGTCGATATAGAATAGAAATCGTCGTCGCCACTCGGTGATGCCATACGCAACACGCACGGGATGCCAGGAAGGTCTATCTCTTCATATGACGATAGATATCGACTGAGCATCGCGGGATCGTTAAGCATCTTCCATAGCGCGTAGCTTGGGATAGCGATCCCGACGAGCAACCCGATAATTAACACGTTACGTAATGATAAGCCCTGTACGAGCTTGACCCAGCCGGTGAGCTTATCGTGTGGAGGTTGTTCGCTCATAGTCGCAAAGATTCACATAAAGCGCTCAGGAACGCGCGTGCGACTATGTTGAGCTAGTATGATGCCGGCGAACATGTGTTTCGCGTTCCTGGACGTTCCTTGTCAGCGCTAGCGCCTATATAATCGTCATTGCTAGCTGCTTTCAAGCGCTGTCACAGCTTACATAGTCGCAAAGAGGTCATTTACCACGGTATAGCTTAGTTCCATTCTTCTTGGACCAGTCTCTCCACTCGTGTAGCTCGTAATGAGGCATGTCCCATCCTGAGCCTTTTTCGTGCGAGCCGTCCATGCCCCAATCGCCACCCCAGCGAATAGGTATCCTCATCTCGAGCGCGAGACCCGAGCCTTGATTGTTCTTAGGATTGAACCAACCTATAACGAGCCACAGATCCTTGAACGCATCGCGATCATCCCAAGGAATCTTACCGTTGACAGGAAGTGGCGTGATGTCACACGCAATCGCCGGCGTGTAGTTGTGAGGGCTTTGACCGTAGTGTGCTTTACTGTGTCCAAGCTTGAACGCTAACTCCTGCGCTGCCTTGCCTCGACGTGCATCGAGAACCTGAAATGCGATACGACCTCGAGCCGCGTTGAGCAGATGCTGCAACAGCAAATGAGCCTCCGCCAAATTCTTGGCCGACGTGGAGTCGAACTCAGCTGACACAGCTTCCGTAGGAGGCGCTTCACCAAAAGGCCACAGGGATGACTGAGTACGAGGGCCTGCTATGCCATCAACCTGCAAACCATGATCACGCTGAAACTGCATGATCGCAGTCTTAGTGTCACGACCACCCTTGCCGTCAACGCCATGAGGCCCGATGTCGTAGCCGAGTTCTACGAGACGAGCCTGAATTTCCTTCATACTTTTCATGCGGAATCCTTTCTACGAATAGTGATCCGTACGAAGTTGTCCTGCACATCGACGTTGCGGCGAACGACCGTGTACGTGTCGCCATCGCCGAATGTCATATCGTCTCCAGTGATCGGTGGATTGTACATTAGATACTCACCTTTAGTACCACCACCCTCAATGAAGAACTCACACTTCGAAGCACTCATGTCAATCTCCTACGTTGATCCGAACGAGTAACGGGATGCCGCCGACATCGAAATCCCATGCTACCTTCTTCACCGTATACATCTCACCGTTCAGCACCACCGTATCCCCGACACTTGGATGCGACGGAATCGTGATTGAAACCAGGAAGCCCTGATCGGTATAGAAGTCAGTCGGGATAGTTTGTAGAGTTTCAGACATTACATCCTCACGGTGTATTTGCTAGGACTGCTTGAAGGAGTAGAGGAACGAGGTAACTGTTGTTGGCTGAGAACAGAGGATGCGTGCCATCCATTTTCGGCGGGTTGCTCCCGTAGATATATGTCGTCACGAAAGGAACAGTGTTCGGCGGAACTGCTACCACAGGCCAACCGGGAGCAGTATCGACGAGAATACCAAATCCTTCTCTAGCCAGCTCACGGTTCATCGCAAACGCTTGATCGAGGTTCTTGAAGTTCGCAGCACCTGGAGCATACATGCGGTTGCTGTTGAGCAGGTATATGATTGGATCGTGACACTCGGCGCGCAATCTGTTGATGATCGCTTTGTGTCGCTCCATCGCCCCGTTCATGTTGTTACCCGCACCTTCAGCGAGTGCGAGATCGAGGATAACTGCATCGGGACTGAAGTCGATCACGGCTTCGAGATTGATCTGAGCTACCGCGCTGCCTTGACCATCACGCCCAAAGTTACGACCGACAACCTTCAGATCAGGTCGCTGTGCTTGCAGCAGACGACATACCTCTTCGTGCCAGCCACCATATCCTGTGGTCGACGGACCGAGCGACGCAACCTTGTAGACATTCATAGGCGACGGGAAAATGTCTTCTCTGCGTAGCACGTTCACCTGCAGATAGCCAGTCATGTTGACTGAACACCTGAACAGGTATGCATTGATCATCGCTAGGTCCAAAGAACCGAATGACTCAGTCCGCATCAACGATGGAGTCGATACGCCTCCAGTGCCGATTGACTTCGACTCCCAATGTTTCCACGTCTGATAAGGATTATAGTTACGGCTTCCTCGATATTCGTTCGGCTGCCATATTGTATACTCGACATCCCACGGGCTACCAGCGATCATGTCATATGCCGAGTCCATCCACGATGCATTCTGACGTGTACTGCCTCCCGACGATGGTGGAAAGCTTTCGGTATAGATCATCGACTGATGCGTGTTGGCACCGTTCTGATACGACGCTCCGCCATCAGTTGACGCCTGTAGGTAAATCCAAGGAGCTTTACCAGAGACCAACGTGTTGGTATCCGCTTGCACCTGAGAAGTGATCACAAGCTTTGCGAAATCGCCAACCGCCGCTGACGGTGGGATGACGACTGCGTTGACGTTTCGGAATTGCGTAGCGAATACCGTTTCCATGTTGTCCCCTTACGTGGTGAGATAGAAACCACTGAGATTGATTGTAGCACCAGTATCCATAGCCATATTCGTTGTGGAACCTGTAGCTTCCTGCATCATCACGATGACAGAAGTGCCTGAAGATAATTGGGCCACAGGTACACCAGTGAATGTCAATGCTAATGCAACCACATTAATGGGATAATCACCAGATGCTGCCGGTAGACCTGTGGCGATTGTCAAAGTGCCTGTACCTGTATGAGCTGTCCAAGCTACAACACCACTGAAGAATATCAGCTTACCAAAGCGATACCAATTGATAGACTGCTGTGTATAGGTACCGGCACCTCCTACAGTTGAACCGACGACTGTAGGGGTCGTAGTGCCCTTCGTTATCTGACCACCAATTGATGATGGTTGCCAACTGAGAAGTCTCCAATCACCTGCAGCGTATTCGATGAATATGCCGACATCGCCGGCGACAACTTGGATGTTCTCACCGTTAGGCAATATCAGATCGGTGGCATGATGCACGAGTGCTGGAGTACCGGTGAACGTCAAAGTCACTATGTTGCCGATAGTGGTGGCTGCCATCGAAGTTATATTTGTGTTGCCTGTTACCACGAATGAATTACCATCGGATACGAGAGGCAATGCAGCCGCAGCTGCGATAGATGCTCCAATATTAAAACGTGTCCCGAACACATTGCCTGTGGCGTTGACGACACCCATGGTGATCCAGTCAGTGCCATCGTATATTTTAAGGATCCATGGAGTAGCGGTGTCATCGAGCCACATCATGCCTGCCACACGATACGTAGGCTGAGTGGCTCCTTTATGCGCCGAGTGTAATGCTGTGCGCCAAGAGTTCAGATCGGCAGCAAGCGCAGTGCCGCTCTTAGTCGTAGGTACGATAGTGCCGAAATCATATTGCGACATGGTTGCTTCCTTTCAGAGTACTTTACCGTAACCCTTGGCATGATAGTCAAAGGTACGTTGAACTGGCGATCCCCCGGAGTTAAGATACTGTATAGTAAACCCAGCATTCGTCTTGAGCGTAATCGCTTCACGATCACCGGTGTTCATATCCTGCGAGCCAATGGTCAATCCCTTGAGTGCTCGGAACGGTGGTGTGAACGCAACAGCCAACCCGCTCACAGGGACCACGAGGTCGAGTCCGAGAATATCACGATCCGGCATATCTATGTCGATGATGACGTAGTTTACCAACGGAGACGTAACTGAGTACGTGGTACCGAGATCGATATCAGTAATCGGCAAACCGGTGAGGATTAAGCGAAACTTGATCGCCCTGAACGTGATATCACCGAAGCTGAGAGTCGCCCAATCGTCCCATATGTTGAGACCTGGGTCAACTTGTGATACGGCACGTTGAAGCTCTACAGACCAGGACTCCGGATCCGATGTGTTCAGTGCGGGAACGGTCGACAGCTTAAGCCAGTTAGACATCAAGTCGTTTTCAGAATAACCCGACGCATCGATCTGTGAGCTAACACGACTAGTATGAATTTCTCCAAGATCGAAGTAGCCTGGAAAGTAGTATGTACCAGTATCCAAAAAACCAACGTTGTCTATGCTGCCATCACCTTGCTGCATATCGATGACGCTAGACATAGTCACCCAGTCCGATATGACTGCACGACCTTGCAAGCGAAGATCACCATCGAACACTTCGGTACCGTCGTGAACACCGGCCCAAGGAGTAGTCTCGATTAATTGCTCTACAGCATTCATTCCTTCGATGTCGCCGAGGTTCGTAACAACCAAGCTGGCGTTAGCACTCTGCAGTCCAGTTGGCAGTCGAGCTCTGATCAAGAACGTACCACTATTCGTAGGTGTCTGAACACTTGTACCCGTTATGCCGGTAAGCAATGGCGTAGAGGTGTTCCATGTCACGCCTGTAAGTAGTGGAGAATAGCGCATATCATACACTACACTAGTACCAAGAACGGCCTTCCATGTAAACGTTGACTGTGGACCGATGACTGATATAGCGAAATTATCGACATCAGCGGGCAGTTGACTAGCAGCAGCCGCATTGTAGACCGCAGAGTAGACCCAGTCAGAGAACGTGCGGTCGTAGAACAACGCACGAATACGAACCGTATATAGACCTGGATCGAGACGATTGATATTGAACAGCTCAGTCGGAGGTTTTACCGTACCAGCAAAGTGCCATAGATCAAGGTCCTCGTCGGACTCATCGCGCCAATTGATTTCGATATATGCAGTCTTACCTTCGTGTGGCAAATCCCAAGTCACGATCAAACGCTCGAAGAAGAAACCCCCTTCGCTATAAGCGACGTCTGTGACTTTCAATCTAACTGGCGGTTGCTCGAACGGATCGATGTTTGGATTGAGATTTGCATCGAATGGAGGTATCGATCCAGTGTCTGCCAACGATATGCCTGGCGCATCATCGACCAGCGTAAGCTTGTGAGTGAAATCATCGGAAGTCGTAATCTCCGATATCCTCATCACCGAGCTATCAGACTGATAGATACCGTAGGTCATCAGATCGCCGACAGCAGGAACGGTGCCAGTGCCGCTCATCGTGATCGACGAGAACGTTCCTGTAACGCCAGAACAGTTACGAGTGAAGAATACATTTGCCGCTGAACGGAATTGGAACGTATAGATCGGATATGTGGAACTCAACGTCACCGGATCATCGAACGATATCGTCTGACCGACAACCGCCGTCACTCGAGCTTGACCTAAACCGAGAGACATACTGTCCTGTACAACAATCAAGCGGTCATTACGAACATATGGCAACCCCTCCATATCGAGATTGACGAAATAGGTTGTCGGACGAAGTGAGATCTGTGCCAGATGATAACGACCATGTTTCCACAGGGCATCTTTGTTGGTGACGCCAGGCATCTCCATAGTAAAGAAACGAGTAGCATTCGTCTTGCTGTATCCATCAGCATAAACGACACGCTCGTCTTGAGCCCACTTCTTATCGGCATTGACGAATGGCATCCGAACAGCATGTGGCGGATCGTCGTACTCAGTGGTCCACTCGAAGCCCCAAGAGTTACGTGGGCTAATCATCCCAACGATTGGCGGGTTCTGCTCATCCCACACAACTGACCATTTGCCGTCCTTGAAAACTTTCATGGCTCGACCGGAAGTAGCAATCTCGTCTACTAGGTCCTCCACAGAAGTTTGAGCATATAGAGGCTTATTGTACGTAAAACCTTGAGGCCCGGCGTACGCCCAAAACTGCTGCAATGCCACCAGGTCGATCTCAGCATCGGTGATTGGATTATAGTTGCCAGGCCCCTGCAATGCGTGACGTATCAGGTCTGCCGGTCTAGCCGAAGGCTGATTGGCAACCCATGACGTACCGTTGTAGCTCTTAACCAGAGAATACGCTACGCAGTTGAACGTGTCCACTACTCCGTTCAATTGACCTGTGGCTTTGATACGCATTGCCACTAGACACAAAGGTTTCTCGTCGAATGTAATAGGCTCACCGGATCGCATACCACGAAGAGCAGTCCACACAACATCTTGCGCAATGTATTGAGTGGACTTCGGCACAAGCTCAGCCTGTGCCTTTTTAACACGAACCTCATACTGACCTTTAGTAACAGTTACTTCACGGGTTCTGCGAAGCGTATCCTGAGTCTTAGCGACAACGCTATACAGAGGCATATCAATCCATGGTATATCGCCAACTTTACGGAAACCCCATTGGATACGAGTGTTGCAATTCCAGCGGCTACCATCCTCATCAATGAATATCAAACCATTTTGCCACAGGAAATCAACTTGTATCTCAGTAATATCCGTACCAGTCGTCTGAGTGAAGTAGCCAGCTGCAAATGTCAGTTTGATGTCGAGAGGCAACTGATAAACACTCAACGGAAACAGCGACGTTGATGGATCACCACTAAAGCCTTGCTTGATTTGAACCGTACAGTTCTTGAAATATTCAATCGGTGTTTCACCAATCTTCAATGAGCTAAGGGATAATGGTCCATAACCGACGAGAAACAGTAACCGTATATATTGATCGTTCCCGATGACTTCGGTATAAGGAGTAGCCGCCATGTAAGGAGTGACCCGGTGTACACCGAATATCCACGGGATTGGTTGATAAGGTGCGAGGTCGTTTCGACTTGTTGAGATAGAATACCCGACTTTCGGTTCAGGAGCATCTTGACCCTTTTTCTGCTTGGGGGCGAACAGCTTATTGATCAGGAACTTGATACCGAAAGTGATGCCTGCCATCAACAGCTTGCCGAAGAAGCCTAAAGCCGCAATCGCACCTTGGAATGCGGTGAACGCTGCACTTAGGCCAACGAACAAGGCTAAACCAGGTACAGGTCGTATAACGAGATACGTTCCTTGCTTCGGCTTAACGAATTTCCAATTTTCCTGTGGCACTTGCATAGCCGTATCATCTTTGACGAGATACGCGATATGGTCATCCACAGGATGATTTGAGTTCGTCTTCTCAGACGCCTCAGTCATCAACTCTTCGATTGTCTGACCACCGTCCAGAAATACCTCTTCGCGTTCATGCGAGAAAGGAGATTTGCCAACAATGACTCTTATTTCGGATGTCATCTCTGATACCTGTAAAAGCCTACGATACGATCTCTGTAAAGGTGATAGTCGTAACTGTGTATGGCCGAACCTTGCTTTTGGCTTTCGATATGTAGCATACGACGGCCTTGAACGACAACCCCCACGTGGCTAGGCCTGCCACCGTTAGTCGTCAATAGTATACCATCGCCTTCCTGCTCACTACCCTTTGGCACCTCCCGCCACGCTCCGATGTTACCCTCAATCAGATCACTGATGGCATCGTGATCAGCGAGTGTCACATATCGGTCAGAGAAGCTGGGGAGATCGATTTGATATACTTCGCGATACACCAGAGCCAGTAACCCCCAGCAATCGATCCCTGAACGATCTCGACCTCCTTCGAGCCACGGCAAACCAATGAAATTATCGAAGGTAGCCATCTACATAAAGCTGTTCGGAAAGCCTGCAGGAGTGATCAAGCCTGCTGGTACGGGTTCATCATCCATTCCATCTATCCCAAATTCCCAACTGATAACTGTCTCATTTCCTTGTACGTTACGGATACGGAAGGTTGGATAATTGATCGCCTTCACAGCCAAGTTAGTTCGCATGAGGAGTGTCATGTCACAGTAACCACGAGTGGAAACGCTACGTGCAAGAGCCACAAGCTCACGACTAATGTTCTGAATTCCAATTCGTGCTCTCGTTGCACGACCGGGAACATCGTCTGGCATCTGAATGAACATAGGCAAGAATATGTAATCCACAGCAAGGTGTGTTGTTTTATACGTTGGCGGATCGGCAGTAACGAATGTCGTCGGGTCGCTCGACAGATACATGTGTGCGCCACCATTAACACTAGGATGCCAAATCTCTAGCAGGAGAATTGGGTGATCCGCAGTACGCTCGGCGTTGAGCGCATTGGTCATTGTGAGAGGCAACGTTCTCATGTTGCTAGTTTCTCCAGGTCAAGGATAACGTCGAATGTGTTACCGCCGATAGCCGCTCGCATCGGCATCTCATCACCAAGCTGAACGAGAATAGTGGTTGATCCTCCATCGTCGGGGTTCGGAAAATTAAATGCTGCACTACCGGCGACAAGCGTAGTCTGTATGAACGTCTCAAGCTGCGTCCACTGCGCTTGCGTCATTTCCATCTTGCCTCTGATAGATTTGACATTCGCATATGTACGTGGTCTAACCTTGCCGGGCCCTACACTGGTTTGCTGTCTCAGACGACCATCATACATCCTGTCACTGAACGCATCAATCTGCAGAAGCTGTGGAAACGGTGCACTAGGCCAAGTAGCTGCCATTATCTTGTCCTCAATCCTGGTCTAACGCCCATCTCACGAAGAGCGCGATTTGATGAGCTTCCGCCATCCTTTAATTTATCGGAGACAGTACGGTCGATAAGGATGTCTATCTGTGTATCATTGCCTTTTGATTTGGTCTCCTTCGTTTGAACATCCATGCCAGCATAGTTCTGCACATTGATGACAGTCTTGCCCGCCATTTCCTGAGCATGTGCCATCGATTGGAACACAGGCTCACCGCGTTTGAGGATTGCAGGAACCTCATTACCGGCGATACCGCCATTATGCATACGTGGTACGCCTCGAGCGCTCATGTTGATAAAACGACGAGGACCACTACCGCCAGCTATACCACCTTCATGTAGTACGTGCCAACCACCCTGTACCCAATCAGCTATAGAAGTAACAGCACCCCCGCCGCCAAATAGATCACCACCACCCATACCACCGCTGAACAAGCTACCGAGGAAATTACCGACGCCTCCAAGAGAGCCACCAGCGAAGCCGCCTCCGCCTCCACCGCCACTACTAAGAATACTACCAAACTTACTCAAACCACCTCCAAAATCACCAAGACCTTTGGTCGCATCCATACTAGTCTTACCAAGATCGTCAACGCTCTTAGTCGTTTGTTCGGTAACCTGAGCCATTCTCTCCAAATTGCGATCAGATTTAGGAACCTGAAAATGCATGGTATCGGCTTTTCTCCAACCACCGCCGTATTCAAGACCAGACTCCTTAGCCATCTGGAATGGGTCAACCCCATACTGAGACCAATTTCCTCGAGCCCCATATGCCTGTGGATTTTGGCGAGGATTAATATCTACAGCTTGGCCGAATGCATGTCGTGATAGATGACTGGTACCAGCAACGTTACGATATGAGTAACCCCCTTCACCCAATGATGTGATCGGATATCCGGCTGCTTCAAGTTTACTGAACAACGTAGCAAACCGATCAGCAAATCTTGCATCGAGATGAGCGGTCAATCCTTGTGTGGTGACATCTTGAAGCTGGATACCAGTTCTCGTCATACCACCGAGCTTGCCTAGTAGATCACTACCACTACCACCGAGTAATGCATTTGCACCACCAGAACCGCTGATATCACCGACACCTGAAGCGGAAAGCATCTCCATAAAGCCTTGAGCGGTGCTTGCACTACCACTGGCGTTCGCCACAGCAAACGGTGTTGCATCTTTCCCACCAGTTAGCAATGCTCCAAGCAGGCCACCTCCTCCACCATCTCCGCTTCCTTTTGTACCAAGTATCGCATCCGCTATGGTGCCACTAATTGAGGTCAATAGCCTATCGAGAATATCGTCCAGAACCTTATTCATTCCATTCAAGAATGCCTTGCCGAATGCTTCGCCAATATCTTCGCCGTCCATCAGGCCGTCCATCAGATCATTGAAGAAGCCATGGACACCTTCTTGAAGTGCTTTGAAGTTTTGGTTCCAGCGCATCGCCAACGCTTCGGGAGAGTTGAGGTCCACAGTAAGACCTGCGCCACGCTGACGCGATGCGATCTCCTGATCTCCGGGCGTACGGAACAACTGGCTACGCTCGAACATGATATCGTTTTGTAGACTGGCGAGAGCAATGGCATTTGCAAGTTTGCCATACTCCTCTGCCGTTCTCTTGATAGTGTCAATCCATTTCTGATCAACCTCGATACCTCTCTCGGCAGCTTCCAGACGAGCTTCCTGAGTTTTCTCGAACTCAAAGCGTAGAGCTTCCGCCGCACCTTTAGTCAGACCGATTACATCAAGGTCAACTTTCTGAGTAGCTATAGCCTGCTCAAGAGCAATCCTCCTGTGGCGAACTTGCTCGGCACGCTCATGTTCGATGGTTGCGGCTTCTCGAGCGCCTGCAAGGTCAATCGCACGATCACGCTCAGGGCCTTTAACAACGTCAGCCGCCGCAGCCACTTCCCTCGCCGCAGCAATACGCTCGGCGTCAGTGCGTGCCATCTCTTTATGTATGTCGGCAAGTTGACGTGTATCTTCTACAGTATGTTTTAGTATCAGTGAGTCTTCATAAGCCGTACTGAGTGGCTCACGCTCTTCAGCAAGATGCCTCTCCATACGATCAGTTTCGGCGTACTTCTGTTTAAGAAGGAGGATCTCTTTATACAGACCCATCTTTATTCTAATATCTGCGATTTCTTTCTGATCAGCCTGAGTACGATTTAATGTGGCTTCCTCTTCGACTGCCGCAATTAGCTCATGCTGTTTACGAAGAACCTGAACCGCAATCGATGTTTCACCGAGGAGTGTGTTCTCAAATTGAGAACTCTTGATCAAATTCTCCAGAGAACGATTACGTTCATCTTGTGCCTCTCTCAACTTATGTTCGGCTTCAGCCTGCGCTTCCGCAGCTTTCAGACCTGCCTGGAAACGTTTCTCACTGGGACTGAGACTATTGTCACCTGCCATACTAGCCATTGCTTGATTATAGGTAGCATCAGCTATCTCACGTGGTGACTTGGCATATAGGCGTTGAAGATCCATCTTGTATTGATCAAGCATACGCCCCTGATCAATAAGCTGCTTATTCAGCATATCCTTGAAGGCACCTATGTTCTCTGTGGATAAGGCACCTGCACGAAATGGGAAACCAGTTCTCAGATCTACAGCTTTCCCCATGTTCTCCCGAGAGACACGAAGCTCTTCAAAAGCCGCAGCAGCCTGTTTAGTGTTACTAGTTAGTTCAAACAGTATACCAGCCTGATCAGACAAAGCTTTGTTATTAGGATCAAGAGACCAACGCTCTTCGACCATTCTGCGAAAGCCCAGAATGTCGGCTTTGCCTTTCTGCATAGTCGATTGAAGATAAGTAATGGCATC